CCCCTCAATCTGACCAAAGGTCATGAGGGCATGCTGGGCAACCTGGCTGCTTACACCAGCCTGTCTTACGAAAACGAAACCGGCGCTGTCATTCCTTTTGGCCACGCTGTGCTGTTGAACACTGCAGGTACTGCTGACCTGTCCGCCAAGCTTCCTGCTGGTGCTTCTGCCACTGGCGTTGTGGGTGTGACTCTGGACAGCAACACCTTTGAGGTGAACGCTGATGCCAAGACCGCTGATGGTCGTGTTGGCTATCCCGCGAAGGTCGTGACTAACGTCCTCAGCTCTGGGATCGTGTATGTGTATTCCAAGGATGCCATTGCCGTTGGTGATGCCGTTCGGATTTACCACACTGATGGTGCTTCTGCTGCGTCTGATGGTTCATACAAGGGCCGCTTCGGCAAGACCGCTGTCTCAGGAAAAACCTTCAACGTGACTGCTGGCGCTCGCTGGTTGAGCAGCTGTGCTGCTGGTGGCATCGCTCTGCTCGAGATTGATATCCCGACCCTGACTGTTTCCGCCGATTCTTGATAACCAGGAGCTATTACTATGTCTGACATTCGCAACGATGAGGTCGGTATTTTTCTCGCAAGAGAATTAGAAACGATCCTCGCCCGTACTTTTACGACTGAGTACGCTGATATCGTGTACAGCTCTGTACTCCCCATCTCACAAGAGGTGTCGGAGGGTTCAGATGCTTACACATATCGGATCTTCGATGCACAGGGCAAGATGGGCATTATTCAGGACAAAGGTTCTGATCTGCCCCGCGCCGACGTGCTGCGTAAGGAAGTGACCAACAAGGTCGTTTCACTGGGTGCAAGCTTCGGCTATTCCATCCAGGAAGTCCGTGCTGCCGCCCAAGTGCCCGGCATGAACCTTGAGGCCCGTCGCGCTTCTGCAGTGCGTCGTGCATACGAGGAAAAGGTACAAGAAATCGCCTTCTTCGGCGACTCCAGCACTGGCTTGGAGGGTCTTCTGACCAATTCCAACGTGGACAAGATTGTCCCGAACAAGTGGTTTGACAATGCCACCGTTGATGAGTACCTGGAGATCCTCAATGAGGGTCCAACTCGCATCATCGACAACAGCAACATGAAGGAGCAACCAGACACCATGCTGCTTCCTCAATCTGTATATAGGGTTCTCTCGACTACTGCCCGTTCGAGCACCTCTGATACGACCGTATTGGAGTATTTCCTGCGGACCAATCCTTATATCACTGCGATTGAACCCCTGAACGAACTGGACGCTTCTAAGTCCTCTTTGTCTAAAGATCGGATTGTTTGCTACACCCGCTCTCCTGAGAAAGTGCAGCTGCATCTGCCCAAGACTCTTGAGTACCTCCCGCCCGTCCGCAACGGTCTGGAATTCACCGTAGCTTCTCACGCCCGCGTGGGTGGTGTGGCTCTGTACTATCCGAAGTCCGCTATCTTCATTGAGAAGGCCTGATTCACTTTTTACACCTTTAATTTCAGATCATGCTTGTTTATTACAATCCTGAATTAGAAAATCCACCGCGTGACAAAGAAGTCAGTCTTGGCTTCTCATTCATCGGTAAAAAATCCGGCAGCACAGAATATGTCCAAATCAAGAGCGGTGTCAATCGTGACATTGATGCCGCTTCTTGGGACATGATCAAGAAGATGCCATTGGTTCCTGATCTACTATCGATCGGAGCCCTACGAGTGGAAGAGGATGTTGTCGAGGTTGCACTCGATGCTCCCGCCACTGGAGGCATCAGTTCAAAGCCTGTCAAAGACGCCCTGGCATTAATCGGCAGGACATTTGACATGGATCTACTCAAGGAGTGGGATCGAGCTGAGAACCGGGTCAGGATTAAGAACGCGATTCAAAAACGGATTAAAGCAATCACTGAAGGCGAAGGCTAATGGCTGTCAGCGTGACCACTTTCTTATCAAGGTTCCCTGAATTTGAGAATCTTGAAACGTATGTGGTCACGGCAACCATTGAGGAAGCCGAGCGTCAAAACGACGCCACGGTATGGGGCGATCTGCATGATGATGCGGTCAACTACATGACTGCACATCTGCTGTCTTCCAGGACGCAGGCCATCGGTCAGCAGATCGGTGTCAGTTCAAACGTCCGTGTCCAGCGGTATGTGGGTGTCAGCGGTTATACGTTGGCCGACACAACTTATGGCGCGACGTATTTATATCTTAGGGACGGGCTACCAAATCTGACGGGGTTCAGCTTCTGATGGGTATCTACGCACCATTTGATAACGCCACATTGGTTTTCAAGGTCTATAACGGCTTCACAACGGATGAAACCACGGGCAACCGCATCCAGCAGGACCGTGAGCAGACCTATGTGTGCAACATCCAGCTAAGCCCAAAGTTCAGCGAAAACCGTGAAGGCCTGAATAAGGTCGACACGTTGTGTGAGGGGCATTTACTAAACCCCGCGGTCTTTGACACCAAGATCAAAGCTGGCATGACTGCTACAGCCACCATCAATGGTGTGACTGGCAAGTTCCGCTTATTGGATCTGGGCAGCAATCTATTGCCATTTGCCCGGAGCAGTCAATTCCAAGAATTCAGAGGGGAATTTGAACAAATCGGTGCAGCGGGGTAAGAATGGCATCCAATGTCAAAGACGACTTCCAGGATTTTGCAGATCGGGCTCTGCGCGTACCGGGTATTTTTGCGAAGGATCTAGCAGATAAGTTCAACAACCAGTTTCAGCGGGAACTTAGTGCTGTCAAATGGGACTGGCCAAGAAAAACGCCTCGGGTCAACGGCTCTGTAGTGACATCCCCCAGGGACATCGTCGACACTGGTTCTTTAAAGAGAAGTCAAAGCGTCGAAAAGGTCAAGGAGTCTGCCGTCGAGGCTGAATATCTGTGGACATGGACGGGTGAACCAGAGGATCCTTATGCCGAGTATGTGCATAACGGAGTGCAATTAAAAAATGGTACATCTCTGCCTGGTAGACCTTGGACTGTCACTGCTGAACGTGTTATAAAGCCTGACAAAATCATTGAAGATATACTTAAAGGAGAGATCTAAATGGCTACTGTATCTCAAGTACGCAGTCTTATAGACTCTGCTATCGGCGCACAATTAGGTACTTACAATTTACCTGATGGTTCGCAGGTCAATCCCGCACTTTGGGTTCGGGGTTCACAGCAAGTTCCGAAAGACTGGACTATCACTGGCACCGAATGTGTTATTGATGAAGTACCAGCCGTAACGAACACTCCAACACTATCAAACGCAGTTTTCTTAACTCAATCTTGGACAATAACTTTAACTAGTTATGACACAAGTGCAACTTTAGATAGTGTTCGATCGCTACTTTTTCAGTACTTACCAGACATCACAAGTTCGGTCCATACTGCACAAACCGACGTGGCGTTTGAGTCACTGAAAATTACTTTCCCCGATTATCTCATTCTTCAGGAGCAACACTAAAGATGGCACAACTTCCAGGCGGTGCATTTATCAAAGGGCGGGATCGGCTCGTCCGTATCGTGTCAACGGGTGGAGCCCGTAAAGCACCTGCATCACCCGCCGCTGGTGTAAATGGCACGTATGCAACCCCAACTGGACTGACCATGCGTCCATTGAAGGGTCTGATTTCTGCGGAATTTACCCCTGTGGTCAACACCCAGGAATTCTTCCTGCTGGGCGACGACGGTTTCCGTGATGCTGTTGGCGTATCTCAAGCCGGTGATTTGGCTTGTACAGCATTCTTCACCCGTGAATTGACCACAGCCGGTGCAGTTGATACCACAGCACTGACTTTGGACGAAGACTTGGCGACCATCATGAACGCCACCCACAGCCTGGACAATGAAATCTATGTCGAGGTTTTGACCTTCCTGGGTCAACAGGGTTCTAACTTCATGTATGACACCAAGGCCTTTAATGCTGGTGTGGCTGACCTGAGTGAGACTGCTCCTGCTGATGGTTTGATCGAACTGTCATGGACATTCCAGTCACGCGGTGAAGTGTTTGTCGGTATTTTGGATGCAGGCACATCACAGCTGAACGTCTACGGTGCAGACTGATCTGTTGGTTTCAGAGGACAAGCGTTCTTATTTCTTGAATTGCAGGAAGAAGGGCGAACTACTAGAGGTTGGGGCGGTTTATATCGCCCCTTTTGCCTGTTCGCCTATGAAACTGAGTGATGGAAAAGGTGTTAATTTTACAGTGGAAATATCAGAAAAGCAGGTGAAGCAACCGATAGAGGTTGTGGCTGCCGATACGTCTTTTTACATCATCAAATGAGCAAGTATTCAAACGTTTTCTTTGGCCAAAAGAAGTATCACAGCATTCCGCCCTTCAGATTTCCGATCTACAACGACCTAGTAGCGGGAGAGGTCGAGGGCATCGAGGAGATTAGCCGTGATCAAGCCAAAAACACATATTCCCTATTGAAGATCGCGAAGTCTATTGCTGAAGCCAAGCAGATCCCTGTCCAGGAAGCCTTGGACATGCTGAGCGATGCAGACAGCAACCAGGAGATCCTGTACGACTATGTGGATGAACTGGCTGACATCCAGGTCCAGGGTCAATCTTTGAGCGAGCAAAAAATTCAAACCGTATCGCTGATCATGCGATATCGAGCTGAGTACAAGGAGAAGAAGCTATGGGTTACGACACCCGACTGGGAGGTTGACGACACCAGAGCGATGCCAGGGAAGCTACTGGATCAGATCTATGAGTATGTGGATTGGGAGCGTAATGGCTGGCCCCAGGACAAACCTGAAGAGGCGGAGGAAGATCAGGGAAACTAACTCTCGAGGTTGTTGGAAGTCGCATCTCAATGCTGCGTGAATACTTAGCAACCTCGAAGCTGGATCTATTAAATCTGTATAACGAGTTTAAGGCAACACCTGCAGGTCAGGAGTTCAATCGGTTTGAATTTTTACGGCTGCCAATTTTGACTGTTTATGAGGTGGTGCGTCTATCTACTGAGAGGGACAAACGGTTTGCCAATATAAATTCAATTACCACCAGCCGTATGGTTGGTGTGATTTTATCCATCGCCCAAAGCTTTAGCAATAAAAAGAACAAGCCGATCGACTTGGGTCAATTCTTGCCATTCCCTATGGACGAGAGTCAAAGCGCAGTTGCTGTGCAGACACAGCAGGTTTATAAGAAGTTAGTTGCACAGCGAAAATTGCCTTTAGCCGTTGTTGCTGGTCTTAGCAAGATTATTAACACATAAGCGATAAACTTAGATTACGGAGGTACAGTTGTGGCTCAAGGTAGTTTTCAATATAGGCTGACAGTTGATAGCCGTCAGTACAAAAGAGAGCTGTCAGAGGCTAGCAAACTTGCTGGAAATCTAGCGTCTAGTTTAGACAAGAGTGTCAAGAGTCAGAAAACCAACCTTGATGCTCTAAGGGACAAGATATCTAAAACCAATAGGGAGTTTGTTCAGCTTAATTTCTTAGCCAGGAGTACGCCGAGTGGGGAGCTGTTTAAGACTGCTGCCGACAATATATCAAGGCTAAATATCAAGCTTAAGGAGACCCAGGCAAACTTATCTGACAGTGAAAAAGACGCTAAAAGCTTTGAGCGGGCGCTAGGTCGTTTGTCAAAGCTTGATCCCTCTCAGATTAGAAGAGCCCAGGTCATGGCTGACCCTGACAGAGCCGCTGGAGATTTAAGCAAACAAAACAGAAGAAACAAGGCTACTTTACTGACACTTAATAAAGTTTCTGAGCAGCTCCGAACTGCGACGGTGGAGCAAAAAAGACTGAATCAAGCTGGGCTTGATACAGCACGGGTTGATTTAGAGATTGCCAAGCTTGTTGATACCCATGCTCGACTTAATACTGCTTTAGACCGTGGAGTCAAGTCAGCAGGACGCCTGGAAGCGGAACTCCAAGACGTAGCCCGTCAGCAGAAAATACTTGGCTCAACTCAATACAATGCTCCGATTGGACCTGCAGCACCTCAGCGAGGTTTTGGTGGAAATACAGGTCGCCGAGCAGCTGTAGGGGGTTTTTTTCGTGCGGGCCTTGCACAAAGAGGTGGTTTAGCAGGCGCGGCCGTATCAGGCGGTGCTGCGGGTGCCGCAGCAGTTGGTGCCAGCGCGGTCATCGAGGCGTTTGGGCGACTGACCCAAGCCACTGCCGCCTATGCCAATGGTGCAGCGCAAGCAGCTGCCCAGACCCGAAAGCTGGAGTTAGCACTTCAGGGCACCTTAGGTGCAGAGGAAGCGACTGAAGGATTCAAGACAATCCAGGGAGTTGTAGAGGACTTCAATGTCCCGTTTAATACAGCTGCCAAACAATTTACTAGATTTTCTGCAGCTGCAAAAGCGTCGGGAGTTTCTACTGAAGAGATTGAAAATTCATTCCGTGGGTTGATAGCGGCCAACAAAGCTTTGGGTGGTTCGCAAGATCAAGCGAACGGAATCTTACTTGCTGCTACACAAGTTTTCAGTAAAGGTAAGGTGGCAGCTGAAGAGCTCAGGGGGCAAATCGGGGAGCGCTTAAGTGGCAGTGTGGCGCTATTCGCCAAGTCGATGGGTGTGACGACGGCAAAGCTAGATAAGCTTTTAGAGCAGGGTGTGGTATCAGTGGCGGACTTCGTTAAGTTCGCTGGAGAGGAGCTTTTAACGTTTGAAAAAAGCGCCGAAAAGATCAGTGATTCCCCAGCAGAAGCCGGAGCACGACTGGCAGTTCAGCTTGAGGAGCTGCAACGGAATATCGGTAATATCCTCGGTCCTATAGGCGCTGAATTCCAGAAGGTGTTTGGTGAAATCGTCACCATCATCAACAAAGCAATTAAGGCACTAAATAACTTCTTGGGACTTGGCACAGAGGGTGCCCTTGCAAAGGTCGAACGTGATCTAGAGGATGCAGAACAACGTGTGCTCGATAACCTCAGTGGCAACACTGATGACAAAGGTGATTTCCGCCGGGTATCAAGACTTGGCCAGGCCCGGGCTGATGTTCTAAGGCTGAGGGAAGACCGGCAGAAGTTACTGGGCCAGCAAGAAGGGACGATCGAGAAGGGCGACCTAGTTACCAGCGATATCCTCAAGGAGAATCGCAAGGGCAAGGGCAAGGGAACTGCGGTCGACCCAGCAGTGGAGGCCGCCCGTGTTGCCAAGATTCGTGCAGCAAATGCCCGTCGCCTTGCGGAGGCCACTTCTAAGCAAGCCTTGGCATTCGAGGAGCAGCGAGCAGCACTGGGTCGCCGTTTAGATCAGGAGCGTCAACAACTGGTGCTTGCAAACCTGAGTGGAGTGGCACGAGCACAGCAGCAGATCAACAACGCCTATCAAACGCAGAACGCAGCAATCCAGGCTCAAGCAGAACAGCTAGATCGAGCCGTCACAGAGGCCCAGAACAAGCTGGACGCCGCCAAGGCCGAATTATTGACTGCCGGTACTGACACTGACAAAGCACGCCTAGAGGGCCGTATAGCGGTCTTAGAAGCAGCTCTACAAGGCGCTGGTGACCGCCGCGATCAATTTGCGGATGTCCGACCACAACTGGAGCAGAACGCTGCTGAAACGGCTGTAGCTGCATCCACGCAATCCTTCAGGGACCGTGCGGAGGCCGCCAATTTAGAGGCCCAGGCATTGCAGGAGCGCAATCGTCTGATGATGGAGGGCTTCACACCAGAGCAGATCGAGACGCAACTGAAGCTGTCAGAGATCAACAGACAGGAAGCAGAACAACTAAGCCAACTGAACCCTGCGATTGAAGAGCAGGCCCGTCAGATGGATGCAGTGAAGGACGCTGCAAATGCAGCAAGAGAAGCAATCGAGGGTTTAGCTCGTCAACAAACCGAGCTAGCGAAGACCACCAGAGCATTCAAGTTGATGGGGGATGTAGCCAACACGGTGGGATCTGCCATCAGCGTTGCGTTTACGCAGGGCTTTGCTGACATCGTCACTGGGTCTAAGACCGTCAACGAGGTATTGGGAAATCTGTTCCAGTCGATCGGTCAAAGCTTCTTGCAGATGGCCGCAAAGATCATTCAAGAAATGATCACGATGTTCCTGCTGCAGAGTTTGCTGAAGGTGTTCGGTTCTGCTGCTAGTGCGGGTAGCAGTGCCGCACCTGCTGCACCAGCAAGCAAATACGGAAGTGCCGGTAATCTGGCAGGACCTACCGGTGATTTTGGGTTAGGTAGTGGACCTTCGATGGCTATCCCATCCCACATGCAGAACCCTCAGTTGGTTTCTGGTTTCGCAAATGGGGGTCTGGTAACCAAACCAACGTTGGGTCTGGTGGGCGAGGGCAAATACAACGAAGCGATCGTGCCATTACCTGATGGCCGATCAATCCCGGTGGATTTCAGAGGCGGTGATGATCGTCTCAGTAAAATGATGGGCAAGGGTCAAAGTGGTGTTGCAGCACCACAAATGAACTTCACGTTCGAGACAACAAATATTGGCGGCACCGAGTATGTCAGCCGAGAGCAACTCGAATCTGCAATGGCTGTGACCCGTAAACAAGCGGCTAACGATGGTGCAAAACGAGGCATGAGTATGACTTTGGATAAGATGCAAAACAGCCCCCGTACTCGTTCACGTATTGGTATCTAGTAATGGCAGCCTTTCCAAAAATTAATCCTAGTTCTAGAACCTTTACGATGGGTGACTATCCATCCAAGGCGTATACGACCTTATCAGGAGCAGTTTTTCGTCGTAGCTTTGGTAACAAGGCTTCGGGTTACAAATTGACATTGGAGTTCAAGAATATTGGTGATGAAACAGAGTTACGCGCAGGCAGCGGAACAGTCAAAGTAATTTTGGATCACTACAACGGTCAGGATGGTACTTTTGAATCCTTTACATTGCCCCATCCGGTTTTCAAAGGGTTTGCAACTACTACAGGTTCGGCTACTGACGCTCGCAACTTAATCAGGCAACCAGCCAATATTAAATGGCGTTATGAACAGCCCCCGACCGTAACTCAAGTTATAAATCAGATCAGCACTGTAACAATTAATTTAGTTGGGGAAATTGAGGTATGAGCGTCACTATACGTGTTTGCCAGTTTATGGAGCTGACTGTCAATAATACGAATAACGACAGAACTACTGAGTATCTGTTTCAGAATTACTTCTTAAATACGACCTTTACTACCAGCTTTGAGGGGGTATCAAAGACTTATAAATTTGCACCATTTCAGGTTCAAGGTACTGTATCAAGCCTGAGTGGTGATAACGACCAAATTCAGATACTGTTCCCATCAAATGCAGTTGCTGTGAATTTAGTTGAAGCCGGACAAGGCAACCGTCAAAGCTTTTTGAAATTGTTTACCCGTTACGTGAATGAAAACGGAGCACTATTAGACGGCGGTCCGAACGAGTTTTATATGGGTTTGGGTGCCACATTCAACGAAGAAACAATCGAACTTCGATTCAGTACCTCTTTGGACAGTGCGGCGTCTAATTTCCCAGCTCGAACCTTGAGTCAAAAGAATGTGGGGATACTGCCGCTCGAATCCCAGGTATCGCTACGGTGAATGATCTGATTGGTCTGGAATACCGCTGGGCTGCCAAGCCGGACCAGGGCGCTACTGATTGTTTCCAGCTGATGTGTGAGGTACGCCGCCGTCTGGGGCTTAGTGATTACAGCGAGCGTTTTGCATGGGTCTATGAGGAATATAAACCTGAGACGTTGAATTCCAGCTCGATCGCACGTTGGCTGCTTCAATCTGGAAAAAGAATTAGAATAGCTAAATCAGGGGTTTCTGCATTATTAGCACAACGTAATCCTGCACTTGGTACTGTTGTTGATGGCGATTTAATCTTTATTTCTAGCGGTCAAAAGGTCATCAGAGTGCCTGTCAGCAGAGTAAAAGCTTATTATTTTGAGTTGGATTGATGAATCGCAGACTACTTCCCTACGAACACGAGCTGATTAAAACGCTTGGAGTATCCAAGGAAGAGTATCTTGCGTTTATTGCGATCAAACAGGATTACGAGGATCCTAAGGCAGGCACAGATCTAGATATTCGTGCATTCACTGGTGGTGCAGGCGAAGCGGCTTTAATCCTGACCATTATTGGCACGTTGTTCCAGGTCGCTTCGGTGTTGTTGATGGCAACGCCATCACTTCCAAAAGCTGGGATGCGTCAACAGCGCCGTGAGAAGCGCATCGCCCCCCGTTCAGGATTCAATTCCACACTTGAACTGAGTGAATACGGGGACACAGTCCCATTGGTCTATACCAATATCAATAAGAACCCAAACGGAGGCGTCCGTGTTAATGGCTCTCTTGTTTGGAGTGCTGTAGAGACCATCGGGGGGAATCATTTTGCAAGCATGATGATGGTTCTGGGCGCTGGGCATATCAAGTCAATCAATGCGGACAAGACAGCACTTGGTCAACTGCCGCTCAGTGAGTTCCCAAAAGAACGAGCATTCGTCTATTTCAAGAACGGCCCCAGCTCAAACCCAGACACCTTAGAAACTCCTACGCCTGGTGCATTGACTTTGGGTGATTTAAAAAGGGGCATTTCCAACTCACACCCTTATGAACTCTATGCGAATGCTACAAGTACAACGTCTATCTCTTCAATCAAAGCAAATAAGGAGTTTCTAAACGGATACAGCCAGGCTTATAGTCCCAGCACGGCGATAAGGTTTGGAATCTATGATCCAATACCCATCAACGTAGCTGTTTTTGCTCGACAGCCTGATGGTGATTTGAAGTCTACTTCTGATAGCGATGACCTCATTGTTATCAGTGACAATACATATTCAAATCATTTTGGAGCTGGCGATAGCTTGAAGGTCAATTTTAAAAAGCTTAGTAATATTTCTCCGAAAAAGGCTGACAAGAAGCCTCATGAAGTTTTAGCTGACGACATCCGAGAGATTGCATCAGAATCTTTGGATATGTCTGCACTATATATGTTTGGTACAGCTCGTTATCGTCTAGACAATATATCCGGTGATCATCTCGACCTCAGAGGTAATGATGTTTCCGCCACATTCAAGGTTATCGACAATGGAGAGGGCAAAAGGCCCGCCACTCTTTACAATGACAAAAAACCATATACAAAGAGCACGTATAGTGAATCTGCACGGCGTAATCTGCTTGATAAGTTAGCGGAAATCGATAACGAGGAGGATATTGAAGATCAGACTGGTAAGAATCTAGATATTGATCTAAGAGATTACGACGCCCCACTCCAGGCTGTAGGGTTCTCTGGAAGCTTCAATCATGAATTTAAGAGCACAACTCGTGTGTCTTGGGAGCGTATAAAATTACGTGACTTAAACACTAAAGGCACCGAAGTAGAGACCCAGCGTGTTGGTCTGGTCACAAAATCTGAAAATCTAGATAATGGTGGTTCGATCCAATTTTCACGTTCCCGCAGGGCTGACCACTTAGAGGAGCTGGAGGAATTTAATGTAGACGTTCTGAAGGTATCCCTGAAGGCCCAACGTCGGAATCTGCGTCAATCCATTGAGGCAATATCATCCGGGCTGTTTGACAGAATCAAGGACTCCATAGATGGGTCACCCGCCAATGGTCTGACTTGGGAACAATATGTTGAGCAAAGATACGAATCTCCCTCTAAAATCGAACACAAAAATACTTTTAAGCAGCTTAATGACCTTTTAGAAGATGCTGAGAATAAATACGAAGAGTTCCTCGAAGGTAAAGGCTCGAATCGTGTCAAGTTCGGACCAGTTATTAAGATCGACGACCAAGATATTAACGTAACGACCACTGCTGCATCACAAAACGGCACGGCCAATGGAAGAGTAGGAAAAACTATCGATTTTGCTACGTTAGATGGATTGATCAAGGAATGGGCAGAAGGGGTACACAGTAATAACGGCACTCCTTTTACTAATTTTGGTTCTAAGTTTGCCCTTAGAGGTGTTTCAAGAGGTAATTCACTTCAACTTCTTAAGAAGGGTACAAAGACCGAGTCTTCTAAATTTGATGGTACAGCGGGCAAGCTATATAAGCTTGGTGTTACAGTTCTTAGCCTGCAAAGACAAATTGCTAAGTTCAAAAAGGAGGGTTTAGCATATATCAGGAATTACCATACCAAGCGCCTCACTGATGGCATATACAGCAATGAGCGTGTTCAAGATCCCAGACGGCCTGAGCAGTTTACTGGCCCACTCTTGAATAGTAGTCGCACACCTGCCTACAGAACTATTGATATGTCAATCGACAAGATTGAAGAGCTATTGAACGATTTGCCAGACCACGCCGCTGATACAGACGGTAAAGACGCAATTAAAGGTCACTATAGAACTCTGATTCAAAATAAAAAGAACTGTCGTGATCAGCTTAAGTATTTAACTGAAAACTGGGATGATCTTATAGATGATTTGGACGACTTTATTTTTACCAAGGCCATCTGTAAGTACGAAGAAGGCCAGTATCAGACAGTGTCACCGTGTGACATTGTGAAGTTCAACATGAAAGCAACTTTATTCAGACGCATCAACGGTCGTCAATCAAAATATGGAGATACTAAGGAAAAAGGTCCAAAGGGTAATCGCATCCATTCGGACTCAGACAATGGTTTAAAGAACCGTATCGCTTTCTTTAAGGTCGAATACAAGGAGCACGATCGAACTGATTTTGTCACTACAAGTACCATCTTTGCTGTTCGTCGCTGCAGCGAGTCTGCCAATTATTTTCAGCTTCAATTTAAAATTAGAAACGAGAACCGTGATCAACGACGCATGGTTTTTCGGTTTCTACCAATTTCTGATGTGCAGGCAGAAATCAACGACAATAACCAGACTCACATTGGCTTCATAGAAACTGATCACAGCACTTCTAATTTTCATCGAACTTCTGAGGATTCAACTTATAGCGGTAGTTTGATTTGGCATGGTCGTCATGTGTCAGTCACTGCCTCTGAAGGATTAAACAACGCGCTGCCAGAGACCCGACCTAAGGGCACAAATGAATGGGACTTATTCTCGACTCGTTCAGATACCAAAATCGACTTCAGCTTCGGCAGCGGGCCAGAATTTGAGATCGTAAACGTCACCGAGCAGCAACGCGGTAAAGCAGCAGAGGTTGAATTTAATGAAAAGCAGTTATATGGAAACTTAAGCATGTTGGGTCTGCATTTATATGCTGGCCGCAATATTCAGGATATACGTTCGGTCACAGCCTTTGTTGAACGGGGTAAGGGTTCATTTAGAACCTTAGTATCAGGTCAAACTTACCAAGCTTCGTACACAGATTCGAGCACCAGCTATGCATCCGATATATTTTTGGATACGTTGTTAGACAAGACTAATGGTGTTGGCCGATTCTTTGCAAGCTCTTTCACCACCGATCAGACGTGGTTGAAGTCGCTGCATGATGCCAAAAACTTTCTTAGGTCCAATCACTTGCCCACCAAAGATAGTGGCACCATTCAATTATTTATGGATGGTGTGATTGCCGACCGAGTCGCGTGGCGTGCGTTTTGGATGGAGAACGCACCCTTTAGTTTGCTAGAGCTGGCCCGTAAGAATGGACGCGACACTTTGGTGCCTGCGATCCCTGTTGAATCGTCGGGGCGTGCTGCTGAAGTGTCTGGCGTCCCTGTCGAGTTGAAGATTGCGGCTTTATATACGACTGGAAATATCCTTGAGGGCAGCTATAAGGAAGAGTTTTTGGATTTCGGCAGTGGCACCCAGGACATGATCGCAACTGTTGTTTATCGCGATCAGGGAGCAGCCACAAGT